ACCGCCCAAATCCCCCCTAAGAAAAATTAGTCGGTTTCGGTGATTCACAAACCGTCCACAAATCGGGAAAACCGCAGGTAGATGCGCATATTTCCCCTCCTTGCGCCCTTGCCCTAGAGGAAAATGGACTGTTTGGCACCATGTGGGCCACATGGAACGGCCCGAATCTGGTATTGGTATACTCGCTGCGAGAAGCGAAGCGTCAGCTTCGCAAGCCTCGGCGGTCTTTGCCGAGGCACGTCGTAGCTTCTAAGCCCACAGTTATATGCATTTTGAGGGGGTGCCCGATGGGAGACCCTCGGTATCGCAACGGCAGCGCACGGCGCAAGCTGCGGGCAAGGCTCAGGCACATGGTCTCGCACTGCCCGATGTGCGGAGTGGCCCTCGACTGGGAGCACCCATATCAGGACAACAGCGCGGAGCTTGACGAGATATGGCCCCTGTCGAAGACGCCGCCAGAACTCAGGGCGCGTGCGGCGGTAGACCCGTCGAACGTACAGGTGCTGTGCAGGCGCTGCAACAAACTGAAGGGCGCTAGGACGCCGCAGCAGCTCGCGATTATGCAAAGGCCGAGCGCCGAGCCAGACGCCCCAATCAAGACTTCGAGGAAGTGGTGACATGGGCGATTCCCTAGCCGCCTCCATCCAGAGGATGCTAACGCAGTTCGTATCCGTCGACGACGTGTGCCTAGCGCTCAACGTGTCGCGCACGGAGCTTGACGAGGCTTGCAGGGGCGCGTTCGCAATGTCCTTGGAGGACGCGGAGCGGATGTTCAACGCGGCAGGCAGGGCCGCTCTCAAGGCCGCGCAGTTCGATGCCGCGCTCGACGGCAACAACTCCATGCTGTTGGCCCTCGGGCGCGAGTACCTCGGGCAGGACGGAGACGGGCCGCGCGAGGAAGTGACCAAGGAGGCGACCGTCTTTGAGCTTGTCGCAGGCGGATACGCACAGGCACCAGACAGGAAGCGCAAAGCCGCGCGTTAGGGTCTGCCCCGATTACGCGACCACATACGGCCCAGACGCCGCTAGGCTCGCCGACGCATACGCCCAGCCGCTCTTCGAGTGGCAGCGCCCCGTCATGGACGACTGGCTGGCGCGTGACGAGCACGGCAGGCCCGTGGCGATAACCATCGGCCTCTCCGTCCCGAGGCAGAACGGCAAGAACTACATCATCGAGATATTCGAGCTGTTCGTCGCGTCCGTCCTCGGCTGGCACGTGCTGCACACGGCCCACGAGGTGAAGACGGCGATGAAGGCGTTCGCCCGAGTCTGCTCGTACTTCGACGGCGTCAGTGCGTCGCCAGAGCTTCACGCCATGGTCAAGCGCATCAGGCGCACGAACGGTCAGGAGACCATCGAGCTGGTCAACGGCGGGTGCATCGAGTTCTCGGCACGCTCGCGTCAGGCCGCTCGTGGATTCGAGGACATTCAGGTCGTCGTGTTCGACGAGGCTCAGGAGCTTGTTCAGGAGCAGGTCGACGCAATCATGGCCACGCTGTCGGCGTCGTCCACTGGCACTAGGCAAATCATCTACACGGGCACCCCGACGCCTCCGACGAGCGCGGGAACGGTGTTCGCCAAGGTTCGCGCTCAGGCGATTCGCGGGGAGCTTGCCCACTGCGTCTACCACGAGTGGGGCGTCACGGAGTGCCCAGAGGCGACCGCACGCTTCGGCGACGTGATAGACGACGTGTACGCGACGAACCCCTCGATGGGCATCACGCTCGACGAGGAGTTCACCATGCAGGAGTTCGCGGTTCAGACCGTGGACGGCTTCGCGAGGGAGCGGCTTGGATGGTGGGTCTCTTTGCAGCAGAACTGCCTGATTGCAGAGGACGACCTCATGGCGTGCGCACTCTCGGAAGAGGAAGTCCCGTCCATGGAGCGGGAGCTTCACTCCGCTGGCGTGAAGTTTGCGCTCGACGGCTCCTCGGCAGCGCTCGCCGTGGCGACCCGCTACCCAGACGACGTTCACCCGCCGCACGTGGAGCTGGTCAACGTGAAGTCTGGCAGGGACGGCGTGCTGTGGCTCGCCGACTGGCTGGACGAGAGGCGCGGCACGCTCGCGTCGGTGGTGGTCGACGGCCTCTATGGCCGAGACCTGCTGCTGGACGAGCTGAAGCACAGGAAGTACCCGAAGAAGGCGATGGTGGCACCACAGGCGACCGACGTGAGCACAGCTGCTTCGATGCTCAAGGAGCGAATCGACACTGGCCGAGTCACGTGGTTCGAGGAGCAGGAGAGGCTCAAGCTGTCGGCGCTCTCAAGTGAGCGCAGGGCGATAGGAAACAAGGGAGCTTGGGGCTTCGGAGGCTCAGACCCTTGCCCCGTCGAGGCGTGCAGCCTCGCGCTGTGGGGCGTAATGACCACCAAGAGGAATCCCAACAGAAGGTTGAGGGTGGGGTGACATGGCTTTCTTCAACTATGCGGCGACTGGCAACATCTGCGACGCCGCTGGGCTGAGAGACGCGGAGCGCGACCAGCTCGCGCGGCTCCTTGAGGTCTGGCAGCGGAAGCGGGCGAACAACCTGCTTCGCCGAAACTTCTACAACATGCACGTGCAGCCGACTAACCTCGGCATCTCCTTGTCCGACGATATGATTTCAAAGCTGCGCGTCGGGTGCGGCTGGCCTGCCAAGGCGGTCGACCTTCTCGCAGACCGCTCGATTCTCGACGCCTTCGTGTTCGAGGACGGCAACGAGAACGACACGCTTGAGCGGCTCATGCGCGACAACAACGTGTACGCCAAGTACGACATGGCGACGCGCTCGGAGCTTACGCACTCGGTCGTGTTCTGGACGCTGTCTCGCGGCAGGGTCGGGCGCTCGAACGTGCGCATCAAGCTGCACAGCGCCGAGTCGGCGGCGGCTATATGGGACGGCTACGAGGAGCGCATCGAGTGCGGCATGGCCATCATCGCCACCGCGCCCGAGACGGCGCTCTCGAACAGCCTCGTCCCGTCCGTGGTCAACCTGTACACGACGGACAACACCGTCGTTCTCAAGCGCGATATGCCCAGCGGCAAGTGGTCTGCTGAGTACGTGCGGAACCCGCTCGGTCGCCCAGCGATGGAGCAGATGGCGTTCCTGCCGTCAATCCACAGGCCGTTCGGTCGCAGCCGAATCTCCCGCGCGGTCATGGCAATCACCATGAGCAAGCTCAGGGCCGACATGCGCGGCGAGGTCGCGGCTGAGCTTATCAGCACGCCGCAGAAGTACCTGCTCGGGGCCGACGACGAGGCGTTCGACATGGACAGGTACGTCGCCTACATGGGCAACATCTTCGTCACGTCCAAGGACGAGGACGGCGACGTGCCCAGCTTCGGGCAGCTCGTGCAGGGTTCGATGCAGCCGCAGGTCGACTACACGAGGATGCTCGCCGCGCAGTTCGCTGGCGAGACCTCGATTCCAATCTCGTCTCTCGGCGTGATTCACGACAACCCAGCCTCGGCTGAGGCGATGCGGGCGGCGGAGAGAGACCTCGTGCAGCTCGCGGAGAAGATGAACAAGACGAACGGCGAGGCCCTGCGCAACGTCGCCCTCATGGCGATGGCGCTTGGCACTGGCATCGGCACGAGCGTCGACAAGCTCGGCGACTCAGAGTGGACTGTGCAGGCCGACTTCGCCGACCCGTCCAAGCCAGACGTGGTCTCAACGGCTGACGCATGGACGAAGATGGCGGGCGCTGCCCCGTACATCGGAGAGACAGAGGAGTTCCTTGAGGCCAACGGCGTCCCCAAGACAAAGCGCATGAGGATGCTGGCGCAGAAGCGCAGGATTCAGGGCCGCTCGTTCATGGAGGCTTCAAATGGCTACGGTGCCGATGGCGGTGCTGGTGGCGTACTCGGACTTCCTGACACAACAGGCGCAAGCCTCACGAGAGTACGTGTCGACGGAATTGCGGAGTCGCCTGACGCATCGCAGAACAGTGGAATCGTCTCGTGAGGCGGCAATCGAGGTAATGACCGACGCTCTTGAGGAGTACGGCGCGGAGGCAGCAGCAGCCGCGCAGTCGCTCTTCGAGGACATTCTCGCCCTTGAGGGCCTCTACGTCGACGCGGTGCCGCCCGACAGGGTGGTGTCGCCCGAGGAGGTCGAGCGCATCGCGCGGTATCAGGCGGGCAAGCTCGTGTTCGACGACTTCGACGGGTTCGTGGAGCAGGTCGCTGGAAGCGCCGCGCACATGACGAGGCAGGTCGCCAACCGCACCATGTGGGCGCAGGGCGGCTACTACAGGAACCAGCTGCTTGGTGTCAACGTGCAAGGCAAGCGAAACCGATACGTGTACGCTCAGAGGCCGAGCAACGCATACTACGAGGTTCGCTACGCGCGAGTCCCGCAAGGCGAGGAGACGTGCGACTTCTGCCTCATGCTTGCAAGCCGTGGATTCGTCTACCTCACCTATGAGTCCGCAGACGCACACGTGCATCGCAACTGCGACTGCATCGCTGTTGCTGGCGTCGGCCATCACGACCCTAGTGTAGTGAACAGCGACGGGAGCGACTGGGTTCAGGACACCCAGCTTGAGGGCTACGACATGGAGTCGCTCAGACAGCTGTGGGGGATGTGGTCTAAGCGCGACCGCAAGGACATTGAAGGCAGGCGCGACGACATGGAGCAGGTGCTCGGTCGTCGCTATTGGTCATAACAAAACCGCAGGTAAACGGCTTGTTGTAAGCCGTTCTAAGGCCCGCTCGCAAAGGGCGTGGACTAACACACGCGGGAATCTGGCCGCAGACGTGCGGCCTTTTCCATATCGGCACGCCGAGCGCCCGAAAGACTCGGCATCAGGCCCGAAAAGGGCGAACCGATTCCCGAAAAGGGAGAGGAGACATGGATGGCAGACAACAACGCAGGAAGCACGACGTACACGACCACCACAGCCACGACGACCGCCGCAGGCCAGACAGCAGCCTCGGTTGTCGCACAGGCACTGCCCCAGCAGCCCGCCGCGAAAAGCGACGACGCCGAGCACTGGAAGGCCGAGGCACGGAAGTGGGAGCAGCGTGCGACGGACAACAAGAAGGAGCTTGACGCGCTGAAGGCGGGAAACGCTGGCGGTCAGGACTTCGAGGCGAGGCTCAAGGAGGTCTCCGACCAGCTCGCGCAGATGCAGAGGGAGCGTGACGAACTCCGTCACCAGAGCGACCTCCGCACGTGGGCGGACGAGGTCTCGGCTGCAAAGCACGTCCCAGCATCTGTCCTGCGAGGCTCGACCAAGGAGGAGATGGAGGCACACGCCGACGCAATCCTTGGCAGCGGCCTCTCGTTTGGTGCCGTCCCAGACGGCGGGGAGGCCAAGCCGACCCCCGTCACGAGAGAGCAAATTGACTCAATCAAAGACCCGCACAAGAGGCTCATGGCAACCGCCCAGAACCTCGACCTCTACCGCTAAGGAGAAATCATGGCAGTTCTTGAGAACACCATCACCACCGAACAGGTGCTTGAGGCCATGGACATTGAGTTCATCAAGGCCTTCAACAACGACGTGAACCAGCTCATGCAGGTTCTCGGCATCGTCTCGCCCGAGGTCGTCCACGCTGGCACCGCGATGTATCAGTACAACATCACTGGCGAACTCGGCGACCCGCAGCCCGCAGAGGGCGACATTGTGCCGCTGACCACCTACACCCTCACCAAGGAACCCATCGGTGAGGTTGAGATGGACTTCTACCGCAAGCTCACCACCGCTCAGGCAATCCAGAAGGCTGGCATCGAGAACGCGGTCAACCGTCAGGACCGCCGCATGCTGACTCAGGTCGAGGACGGCCTGACCACGAAGTTCTGGAACTTCCTCAACAACGGAACTGGCTACGGCACCGCCTCTGGCAACTCGCTTCAGGCCGCTCTGGTCTACTCCGACGCCAAGCTCGCAGACGAGATGGAGACCAACAAGGACAGCTCCGCTGGCTCCGTCCACATCGTCAACCGTCAGGACATTGCCGACTACCTCGCCAAGGCCGAAATCAGCCTTCAGACCCTGTTCGGCATGACCTACCTTCAGAACTTCATCGGCGTCGAGAACATCCTCGTGACCAACAAGGTTCCCAAGGGCACCGTGTTCACCATCCCGTATGAGAACCTGCACATGTATGCCATCGACTTCGCGACCATCGGTCAGGCTGGCCTCAACTACACGACCATGGACTCTGGCCTCATCGGCGTCAACCACGAGTCGACCTTCGAGCGCGTCGGCGTCATCACCAACGTCGGCTGCGGCATGCACCTCATGGCCGAGGTCAAGGACTACATCATCAAGGCGTCCATCACGGCTGGTGCGTAATGCGTGCCAAGGTAATCAGGGCCTTCTGGGACATGCAGGACGAGGCGCACAAGACCTACCACGAGGGCGACGAGTTCGAGGGAACCGCCGACCGAGTCAAGGGCCTTGAGGAGAAGGGCTTCGTCGAGGCAATCCACGAGAAGAAGGCGACTCCGCGCAAGCGTGCCGCCAAGCCCAAGCAGGAGTAAGGGAGGCCCCGCATGGAGGCATTCGCAACGGTTGAGGACTTGCAGGCCAGATGGCGCACGCTGTCAGAGAGCGAGCAGGAACAGGCCGAGGTCGAGCTGCTTGACGCGACGGCCTTCATCGCGGGGCAGCTCAGGAAGTACGACGTGGAGGTCGACCCGAGCGACGAGGTGCAGGCGCAGAACCTCACGAAGGTCACCTGCGCCGTCGTGCGCCGCTCCATGTCGCCGAGGCTCGATGCAATGTCTGGCACGCCGCTGGCACCCTACACGGAGGCCACGGTGACCGCCGACGTGTTCACGGAGTCCTACAAGTTCGCCAACCCGATGGGCGACTACTACCTCAGCGCGGCAGAGAAGGCGTCCCTCGGGATTGGCAGGATGCGCGTCAGGCAGTGGCAGGTTCAGGTCGGTGATGCCGATGAGGGGTGAGACGGTTCACGTCCAGCTCTACGACGGCACCGAGTACGACCTCGACAACGTGCTGCTTCACCAGTCAGACGCGACAGACCTCACCGTCCTCGACGTTCAGACGCGCTTCATCAACCAAGCACGATACAAGGGCGACACGTCGACGCTCACCGCATGCTGGCCGAAGGACGACGACTCCGAGCTTAACAACGCACACGTCTGGGTTCGCGGCAACAGATACCGCGTCTACTCTAGGCCGATGCAGCTCCACGACAACCTGTGCCCGACGCAGTGGAACAGGATTGTCACGCTGCTCAGGTCGCTGTTCCTGTACAAGGTGACGCTTCACAAGGCGACGCCGACTCAGGACGAGTGGGGCGTCTGGCGGTTCGACATGGACGAGGGGCGCGAGGTTCCCGTCAACCTGCTGCGACTCGCTGGCTCCATGGAGCACGACGACGGCAGGCTTGGCGTGGAGCACCTGCTCATGGTCGAGATTGACAACGCCGACTACGACGGCGAGGTCTGGATGACCTACGACGGCGGACTCTACGAGGTCACCGACTCGGCGCACTCGAACGACTCGATGATTCTCTCTTGTCAGAGGAGGCCCGAGCATGGCTAGCAGCATAAACATCGGCGTCGGAACCTTCTACGACACGGTCTACTCGATTGTCAGGGAGAACGTCGACACAAACAGCGAGGCGCTTAAGAGCAACATCCAGAGAGCGGCTAGGAAGTCCCGCGACATGCTCAGGAGGTACAGGGGCATGTACAGGCGGGGAAGCCTAGCGCCGAATGGTTCGACTGGCGCTTACGCGGCTGGCTGGACGGCGTACTTCCACAGCGCAGAGCTTGGCGAGGGCCACTTCAAGGCAGTCGTCGCGAACAAGGCGAAGCCGTCAATCACGCACCTCGTCGAGGACGGCCACGTCAAGTACATCTTCGGGCGCGGCCCAATAGGTCGCGTCGCCCCGCACCCGCACATAGAGCCTGCGTGGGAGGCTGGTGCCGAGATGCTGAGGGGTGAGACAGTTGACAACCCCTAGCATAAAGGACTTGCTCGCAGTGCTCGCGGGCCTCGACCTACCATACGCGCAGATTCAGTTCTACCCAGAGCACATCCCCAAACTTCCCTACGTAATCGTCGAACCCATGAGCACGCGGAACGTGTTCGCGGACGGACTCGTGCACAAGCTGCTCGTCCCCTATCAGGTGATGCTCTACACCGAGCGCAGGGACGTGCCGCTTGAGCAGAGGGTTCAGGACGCGCTCAACGAGGCGGGCATCCCGTGGGAGCGGTTTCACACGGTCGACGACGTGGGCCACGCAATCGTGGCGGTCTACGAAGTGACAGTCACGGAAGAGTGATTTTGAGAGGAGCCTAAATGGCTAACAAGATTCAGTACGGCATCAGCAACGTCTACTACGCCGTCATGACGGAGGATGGCGTCTACAGCGAGCCTGTCCACATGCCTGGCGGCGAGAACCTGACCATCTCGTCCTCTGGCGGCGACGACAACACCATCTACGCCGACAACATCAAGTATTGGAACAAGACCATCTCCACTGGCAAGTCTGGCGACCTTCAGATGGCCAAGTTCCCCGAGTCGTTCTACACCGACGTGCTCGGCCAGACCAAGGAGGAGGAGGGCGGCATCACCGAGTCCCCGAACGACACCTCCAAGCAGTTCGCGCTCATGTTCCAGCTTGAGGGCGATGCTGGCGGTCGTCGCGTGTGCTGGTACAACTGCACCGCAACCATCCCGACCTTCACCGCCGCGACCGTGACGGACAGCATCACCGAGGCTTCCGAGACCTCGACCATCACCGCCTCCCCCGTCTCCGTTGGCGGAAAGCTCCGCACCCAGTACAGCTGCGAGACTGGCGACACGAAGTACGACACGTTCTTCGCGTCCGTTCCGTTCTCGACCACTGGTGCCTAGTCGGCACGACGCAAACGTAACAGGAGGGGGCGCTTCGGCGTCCCCTCCACCATGAAGGAGGATGGCATATGGCAAGGAAGAAGAACGAGACCCCGCGCGACAACCGCGCCAAGGTCACTCTGGCTGGCATCGAGTTCGAGGTCGAGGCGTCCAACGGCGCTTGCCTCGCCTATGCCAACGAGTTCAGGGGCAAGCTAGATGCCCCGTTCACTGGGAACCTGATGGGCGACATTCTCGCAAGCACTAGGGCGCTGTCCGCCAACGACGGCACCGAGATGCTCGCCCTTGAGAACATCCCCCGCATCGTCTGGGCGATGGCCTTCGCGGCTGGCGACAAGCACAGCACCTACGAGGGTCTGTGCAAGGAGCTTGAGCACGAGACGGTCGGCTACTACGAGCTTGCCGACGCCTGCGGCGAGGTGTTCCGCCTCGCGGACAGGACGTTCTTTCGTCTCCCAGAGAGACCAGCCGACGCTGTCGAACCCGACGAGGCGCAAGAAGGCTAAGGACACCGAGCCTCCCGTCGAGGTCGAGGCTTGGCCAGAGGAGTCCCGCATCATGGCCCTGATGGGCGCGGGCTTCTCCTATTGGGACGCATACCACATGGCACCCCGCGACGCGCGGCGGTTCCTTGGGATACACAACGCTTGGTCGATTCCAAGTGACCAGCGAGAGGCTGGCGTCCGCATCGCAAGCGCTGCGGACGTTGCAGCCGAGTTCGCATCAGGCTAGTTAGGAGGGCGCATGGCCGAGTACAAGGGCCTGACAATCCGCTTCGAGGGCGACGACTCCGACCTTTCGGCGGTGCTTCACCGAATCGGGGAGAGGTCGCGTGACGCGCAGCGCCACCTCACTGGCATCAACGAGGCGATGAAGCTCGACCCGAGCAACACAAAGCTCGCCGAATACCAGCTGAAATACCTCGGTGAACAGGCACAGGCGTCAAAGGACAGGCTTGCGTCGCTCAAAGCTGGTCTTGAGGCAATCCCGTCCACCATTGAGAAAAACGAGCAGCGAATCGCCGAGCTTCGCAACGAAGTCTCGCAGAACGTCGAGGCTTTCAAACAGCTTGAACTGCGCTCCAAGCTCGCGGCATCGACATACGACGGGCTAAGCGAGCGACTTGAGGCTGTCAAGTCTAGGATGGAACTCCTTCGGAAGGTAAGTGACGTAGGCGCTGAAAAGTTCGAGAAGCTGCGCCAAGAGTCCATTGAGCTTAGGAGTTCGATTGAGCCGCTGCGCGAGAGGATTAGCGCTGCCGCAGAGGGAACAAAAGAGCTGTCTCTGAGGGCCGACCACGCAAGCGCGGTGTACAACGGCCTGAGAGACCGCCTTGAAAAGGTCTCCGCAGAGATGGAGCGCCTTGAGTCCGCTGGCAAGCAGGACTCGGTAGAGTTCAGGAAACTGAGCGACGAGGCGGACAGGCTTAAGAGCTCGATGGAGTTCACTGCAAACGAGATGCGAACAACCTCCGAGCAGGTCAGGGCAACGATGGAGCCGCTCGAAGAGGAATACGCACAGCTCAGCAGCAGGCTTAGCCAAGTCACGTCCAAGATGGAATCGCTCCATGCGGCAGGCCAGAGGAACAGCGCCGAGTACGAGGCGCTCGAAGCTGAGGTCGTGCAGCTAAAGAAGAGCATGGAGGCCGCAGAGAACGAGATGAGGGAGACCTCTCAGGCGCAGAGGGAGCTTGAGAGGGCAACGGGAGCGGCTGCGGCAGAAATGTCGGCGCTTGACGAGAGGAACAAGCGGCTCGCGAGTTCGACTGGGAAATTCAACGAAGAAATCACCAAAGAAGACGCAAAAGCCAAGGGTCTAACTGAGAGACTGAAAGAGGCTGCTGAGAAGCAGAAAGAGTTTGCGGCGAGCCTTGAGATTGTAAACGCGCATGCCTCCGCCGCAAGCGGAGGAATGTTCGTATATGGCACGTCACTCCAACAGCTTGGTGCGTGGGCGCAGTCGGCTGGCGACAAGCTGATAGGCATCGGCACCGCAATGACGACAATCGGCGGAATCTCGGCTATGACGCTCGGCAGGAAGATTGTCAGCGAGACGGAGGAGTTCGGTAACGCCATGTCGCAGGTCGGCGTCTATCTAGGCGTCACTGGCGACGGCCTTGAGCACATGAGCGACCTCGCCCTCTACTGGGGCAAGGAGACCCAGTATTCCGCGACCGAAGCCGCTCAGGCAATGTCGGAGCTGGCGAAGGGCGGCTTGTCGGCCATCGAAATCGAGGGCGGCGCAATGGCCGCTACGATGAGCTTGGCGGCTGCTGGGCAGATGGAGTTGTCCGACGCAGCTCTCACCGTCGCGCAGTCCATGCGTGCGTTCGGCCTAGAGGCGAGCGACACGACAGAGGTTGCAGACGCCCTCGCTGGCGTCGCAAACGGCACCACTTCGACAGTCGAGGGACTCGCCAGCAGCTTCAGGTACGTCGCTGGATGGTCGCGACTTTCAAGCTGGGACATTCACGAGGTCTCTGGCGCACTCGGCCTCCTCGCCGACTATGGCCTTCAGGGCGAGATGGCGGGCACGGCGCTCAGGAACGTGCTCATGCGACTCGCAGCCCCGACCGACAAGGCAAGGGGCATCATGGAGGAGTACGGCATCGAGGTTCGTGACGCCGAGGGCCACATGAAGTCCGCCGTCGAGGTGGTCGACGAGCTGAACGCAGCGTTCGAGGGCGTTGGCGAGGAGGAGCGCGACGCCGCGCTCAACACGATGTTCGGAGCACGCGGCATCAACGCGGCATCGGCCCTCATGGACGCTGGCTCTGAGTCCCTTCAGGAGTACATCGACCTCTCTAGCGAGGCTGGTGCAGCGTTCGAGATGGCGCAAGGCCAGATGGGCGACCTTGGGTGGGCGCTTGAGTACCTGCGCGGCGAGGCCGAGACGGCTGGCGTGAACATCGGCAACGCACTCACCCCATTCCTGATTGACGCGGCAAACTACGCAGAGGACTTGCTTAGCAAGTTCAACGAGCTTGGTTCTGCTGGGCAGCTTGACATTGCCAAGAAGTTCGCTGGGTTGCTCGGGCTTGGCCCCGCGCTTGTCGTGGCAGGCAATGCGCTGAAGGGCTTCGGTAGCCTCTCGTCTGGCATCGGTGGCGGGATTAGGTTCGTGTCCGAGTTCAACAAGCAGCTGCAACAGGTCGGCGACAAGGCGACGACTCTGCCCGATATTCTCGGCAGGACGGCAGCTGGCCTCGGCGGGTTCGGGATGAATGTCGAGAAGGTTGCTGGTGCGACCGAAGCGGCTGCAACGGCCCTCACGTCGCTCAAGGTTGCCGCTGGCTTTGCGGTTGCTGCGCTTGTCATTGGTGGAATTGTCGCAATTCTGAAGCAGTACGACGACATGAGGAAGCGTGCCGAGAAGCTGAGCACCGCGATGGGTGCGCTGTCCGAGGCATCAAACGACACGGGCAGGAGGCTGTCTGACACTGCGGACGACGCCGACAGCACGCGCAAGTCGCTGAAGGAGCTTCGCGACGAGACCGAGGCTCTGGCGGACGAGCACATCGAGCTTGCCGTCTCGTTCAAGAAGCAGAACGAGGAGCTGAGCGGGAACGTGGCCCAGCTCAAGTGGGCGCGAGACACCGTCGTGAAGTATCAAGGCGAGATGGCCGAGGGCACCGAGCTTTCGGCGACCGCTCAGGGTGAGCTTAACACGGCGCTACAGACCCTTCAGTCGCAGTACGGAATCACGTTCGGGGTGGTCGAAGGCTCCCTCGTTATGTATGACGACGAGGGCAATGCAATCGACCTGACAAAGGAGAAGATTTACGAGCTGTGCGACGCTAGGATGTACGAGATGCAGCTCAACGCCTTCTCCGACCAATACGGGCAGACGCTAAGGGAGCGCGAGGAGAGGACTTCGCAGCTTGCGGAAGCCACTAGTCAGCTCAACGCCGCGCAGGAAGAGCTTAACGGGTATTACGAGAAGTACGGCATCACGAGCCTAAGCGACCTAACGATAGCCGAGCACGAACTAATACCAGACGCAGACCTCAGTCGCATGCAGGAGCTTGAGAGTCTTACTGGCGACCTCAACGAGCAAATCGGTCAGCTCAACGACCAAATCGCCGACGACGAAAAGGCCATGGCGAACTACGAGTACCGCGTCGGTGCGCTCACCGCAGCCTCCGAGGGGGCAGACATGACCCTCGGCCAGCTGGTGGCGACGAACGACGACCTCATGTTTGCACTTCAGGTCGCCAACGTTGGAATCGCCGACTTTGGCGCAGCACTCGACGACGCGGGCTTCGACAGCAATGCGATGATGGACTTCTTTGCGGAGTCTCCCGAGGCGTTTGAAGCGATGGTTCGCAACTTCGACGGAACCTCCGACTCGCTGATTCGCTCGTTTGACATTCTCAACGGCGAGTTCGATGGCATCCCAACCTCTTGGAGCGCTGCCATGGCAACGCTCCGACGCAATACTGGCGCGTCGATGGACGACCTGAATGCGGCCTTGCAAGAGGGCTTCAGGAGCGGCGAGATTACGTTCCAGTCTAGCGCTGACGACCTGAGCAGCTATCTCTATGATGCGCTGAGTCTTGACGGCTTTGACGCCGAGCGTGCCATTGCACAGTTCAGGGACAAACTCAACTTCGACGCGCTCAAGGCAAAGTTCGGAGAGGGCGGCGATGAGGCTGCACAAGGGTACGTCGATGCGGTCGAGAGGACGCTGTCGCTCGCTGGTAGCGGCTCGCCGCTACTGTCTGCCTCGGCAGATTTGGCCCGTGGAGTCATGACGGCTTGGCAGGGACAGATGAAGTCCCTCAAGGGCGACATGCTCACAACGGGAGAGGACGTGGGAAGGTCGGGCGGCGCTGGCGTCGGCAACGGACTCGCTTTGCAACTGAAGCGCATCAACATCCCGCGCACAGCAAGACGCGAAATCATGAACCCGCTGGCAAGCGTGATGCAATCAGGCAGCAAGCTGTCTGGCGGCTGGGGCAGGGCCTTGAGTTCCAACTTCGCTAGCGGAATGACTGGCGTCTCAATCTCGTCCCGAGCGGCGAACATGATGCACGCCACGCAGACGGCCATGCGCATCTACGAGAAGACCTCGTACACGTGGGGTTACGACCTGTTCTCGAACTTCGCTCAGGGCTTGAGCGACGCGCTCCCGAAAATCATGGACAAGGTCGACAAAGCAGCGGCATACACCGCAGCGAAGTTGAAGCACTCGGTGCCTAAGTCTGGCCCGCTCCATGACGACGACGTGTGGGGCTACCACCTCGGCCAGAACTTCGCAAACGGAATGTACAAGGCCCTTCCGCAGGTCGAGCGTGCGTCCCTCGCGATGGCCGAGGCCGTCCAGCAGCCGACCATCGACTTTGGCTACGAGGAGGGCAGGTTCCTCACTGGCGTCGCAGACAACGTGAGGGCCAACCAGAACGTCAACATCTACTTCGACGGCATCAACGTCAACGACAACCCCGCCATCAGGAACGCATTCATCGACCTGATGTACGAGGCCAACAGACTGGGGGCGATGAACGGTGGCAAGCGATAGCCTAGCTCAAGGCACCTACGTGGTCGTCAACGCCTCCACGGGAAAGGTCATGGGAGTCCCGAGCGAGGCTTGGGACGGCGGCAGCGTCACGCTTCAGGACTGGTGGTATTGGGACGGCTTCAACGAAGTCCTTGTGTACGTGGGCGACAAGGTGCAGCTAATCAACGAGCTTGCTGGCCGTCTGCTAGACGCTGGCGACGGTTCGGCATCGAGCGCACTCACCATTAGGGGCGCTGACAAGAGCCGAGTGCAGTCGTACACTCTCACGCCGACTGGCCTCACCACCACATTCCAAGGCGACACCATCGACACCTACTACATCGGGGTCGGCGACTCGCTCGTCCTTGGCGCGAACGGGGACTACGTCTCCGTGACCGCCAAGGGCGGGTCGTCATCCACCGAGCAGCACTGGGGCCTCTGGCGCAACCCGTCCTTCTTCGACGGTCGACTCTTCGAGATTCGCAGCAAGCAGGACACCACGATGTGCGCCCAGATTCAGTCTGACTCCAACGCTATCGGCGCGAGGCTCGTCATGGGCTACGCGGACGGCTCGAACGGCGACAAGTTCTGGCTCCTCCCAAGGGACGGCGGCGGCTACTCGATAGTCAACGCACGGTCTGGCATGTCGCTAAGCGTGGACAACAGCCAAGCGGTCGACGGAGCGGCGGTCTCGCAGCGCGGCAACTCCATGACGATGGACAACCAGCATTGGGCGGTCGAGTATCTTGGCGGCGTGGTCGTCGACGGCGTGGTCTCCTCAGAGGTCACGATAGGCAGCTACCTGTCAAGCGACCCAGACTCATACCTGCTCGACTCGTACCTGAAAGACCGCACGAGCGACGCTCGTGTGGCCATGCGGGCTGCGAGCGGCGACAGCAGCCAGAGATGGGTGCTCAGGCCGACCAAGCTCAACGGCGGGAGCCTGCCAGTACCAGCCAACGTCGGCATGACGGCGGCGGTCGGCGAGTACCCCGAGCAGTTCGAGATGCCCGTAACAGGCACCTTCTACCCGTGCTGGGACTGCACTGACGGCTGGGCCACTGGTGGCCCCAACCACTTCGAGTACATGTACCAGTGGTCGTCGATGGACGGGTACGGGCGATGGGACGCTTGGACTTGGAACGTCACGGGCGGCGAGACGTGGACTCCCGCAGAGACGCAGCTCGACGGCACGAGGGTGTGGAAGCGCGACGGCATCGCGCTCCCGTCTCAGGACAAGTGGATTTACAGGTACAACTTCTACGTCCGCTGCATCTCGCAGGTCGAGGTGGCGGACTGGGACGCCTCGCATGGATGGTGGCACCAGACGGGCACCACGCACCTTGAGAACGCCGCTGGGCAACAGACAAGCGCGAGGCTCGTGCTGTACCGAAGGCCGACCGTGAGCCTCACTGCGGCTGGCGTGTCTCCGCGCGGGCTTCGCATCGAGTACGAGAGCAACTACGCGGCAGGCAGGACGAACCTCTACATCACGTCTATCGTCGACGGCGGTGGCAAGGACTGGCTCGTCGGTGACATGGAGTTCCAGTCGCTAGACCAGCGCGGCTCCGTGTTCATCCCGTGCGAGCGCGTCGCTGGCCTTGCTGGCGGCACCGAGGTAACCGTCACCTATGAGATTGGTACCGACCAAGTCAGACACATGGACGGCGAGGACTCGGCGACGCTCACCGCCTCCTACACCTCTGGCGACGACGGCGAGCAGTACAGCGAGGGCATCGCTACCCTCACCTACACGTTCGACTACGCGACCCGCATGGTCGTGGCGACCCTGCCGCACTACTCTGGCGGCAAGGAGTACCTGTGGAGGCAGACGACCAAGAGCACCACGCCCGTGACGGGCAAGACCTCTGGAAACGTCACGACCTACAGGGTTCCCTACGCCTACGGCTCTGGCATCACGCTGCTGGCCTCCGTGGTCAACACGGACGGCGACGTGTGGGGCGTGAGCAGGACGACAATCGGCGGCGCTGGCTCGGCGCTTGAGCGCGAGTACCCACCCGCCCATGTGTGGACGTGGGACGGCGGCAGCTTCGTAATCGAGGCGAACGACAACCCGCTTGAGACCCACCGCACGTTCGAGGCGGTCTACGAGGAGCACATCCTCAACAAGCGTGCACGCTCCGTCGTGACGTTCGCCCACACCGTCCGAAGCGAGTTCGAGGTGGAGGGCATGCTCTACGAGGGCGTGACGAACTCCACAGTCGAGGGCCTGATTGCCCTAGTCGACGCCAAGCACGTCACCTATTACGCGCCCTCTGGCGAGGAGGCG